TACACGTACCTTGGAACTTACAAGTGATTCCAAAATTAGAGAACCTCAAAAAGGCTAATAAAATAGTTGCATAATCAACCAATTGGTGTACTATCAGCCTATATCTAGGAACTTAATTATTTGCGCAGATTGACCTAGCAAGCTTTACACAAGACTGCGTATCTTACGTGTATTTGGAGATTAAAATGGGTTTAGCATCACACTTTGGTCCTTGGAGACTTGGAACCGTACCTAACACAACTGGCACAACTGCTGGTACTATCAACAATATGGGCGTCACTGAGGTCACTCAAACTATTACCCTACCTTTCGCGTCAATCAATAGTTCGCTTACTGGTACTGCGTTTGTGCTTCCAGCAGGGGCAATGATTACGTATTTTAAATTCTACGTTACATCCACATTTAGTGGTGCAACAACAGTCAAGTTAAGTATTGGTGCTACTGACGTTACAGCTGCTACTACTGTTACAGGTCCCGCTGCTCCAGCTAATATGACAGCTGCAACTGCCGCTGATGCTGTAACATCTTTGTTTAATAATGTCGGTACTACAGATGCGATTGTTACTTATACAGCTACTAAAGCAGCAACTTTAACTACGGGGTCTGTGACGCTTCAAGTTACGTACACTGTTCGCTTGTCTGACGGTACTTACAATCCAACATCGCAAACTGCGTAATTAGTCTGCGGGGGAGTTTACCTCCCCCCTTTTAAATAGGAGATTAATTATGAGTATGCAATATGATGTCAAGAGTGCGCATAGAAGTACGGCAGGTAGTTTTTACGGAAGTCGAGTCCGTCTTAAAGGTTTTGTAGTAACCCCAGCAGCTAGTACAGCGTCTACAATTACCTTTAAAGATGGAAGTTCGTCAGGAACTACCCTATGTGAAATAGATATACCTTCTAACACAAACCCAATCCCGTTTTATGTAGCTATTCCTCAAGAAGGTATTCTATTTCAAGATGGGGTTTATATGGCTCTTAGCGCGGCTGTAACCGGCGTGACTATCTTCTACGGGTGAGTCATGATGGACGACCAAATTAAACTTGCAGTTCATGAAAACGAGATTAAACACTTGCAAACTGATATGGACAAATTGGTTAAAGATATGGAAGAACTTAAAGCTTCCGTTGCTGAGATAAGCAAGACTCTTTCGGAAGCTAAAGGCGGATGGCACGTTTTAATGGTTATGGGTGGTGTAGGTGCAGCTTTTGGTAGTGTCATTGGTTGGGCGTTTGAACATTTTTCAGGTAAATAAAATGGCAAAGAAAGCTCCAGTATTAGCAGTAGGTAGAGGGGAGAAGCTCCCCGTCTCTAAGGGCGCAGGTCTTACAGAAAAAGGCCGCAAGAAATATAATGCGGCTACTGGCTCTAACTTAAAAGCACCAGCACCTAACCCTAAAACCAAAAAAGATGCAGGGAGACGTAAGTCCTTCTGTGCCCGTATGAGTGGTATGCCTGGTCCTATGAAAGACGAGAATGGTAAACCTACACGTAAAGCAGCCTCTTTAAAACGGTGGAACTGCGGTGCCTAGTACATCACTCAAACAGAAAAAATTTATGGCAGCTGCCTCTCACAACCCTAGCTTTGCAAAGAAAGCGGGTATACCAGTAAGTGTAGCTAAAGAGTTTAATCAAGCCGACAAAGGCAAAAAATTTAAAGAAGGTGGCAATGTGGCTAATCTAAAAAAGTTATTTAAAGGTAAAGATACGTACAAAGAAGAGCTTAAAGAAGGCAAAGCTATTAAGTCTGGTAAACTCACTCCTCAGCAATATGCTAAAGGTGAGAAGATGGAAGACAGCAAAAAGATGAAAGATGGCGGTAAGTGCATGGCTAAAGGCGGTGTTACTCGCGGTGATGGTTGCGTAACTAAAGGTCACACTAAAGGTAAGATGATGGCTATGGGCGGTTCTTGCTATGCTAAAGGCGGTGTTACTCGTGCAGACGGTGTCGCATCTAAAGGTCACACTAAAGGTACAATGGTTTAGGAGACTGTCATGGCAAAAGTAAAACGCTTTGGTCAAGGTGGTAGCAGTTCAGACCCTAAACGCTATATTAAGCGTGGCCCTAATGGCGCACAACCTGCGTCAAAACCGCCTGTATATCAAAAAGAAGTAGCTATTAGAAAAACAAGTGAAGTGGCATCTCCTAATAGTAAAGGTGTATCTTCTTCAGCTAAGTCAACTTCTATTCGCCCTAAATTATACGAAGGCGAATTAAACGGCGGTGAGCTAGCAAAAAGAACCAAATCAGCTGGTAGTATTGGTAGAGATGCGATTGAAGGTGAACGTGTAGTTTCTAATAGAGGGTCTAGTTCAGCTAGTTCTACTAGCGGTAAAAATGTATCTTCGCCATCATCTTCATCTTCATCAAGCCGTGCAGTATCACCTAAAGTATACGAAGGTGAAGTATCTGGCTCAGTACCTAAAAGTGCATCAGGTAAATCGTCTGGTAACGTGTATGAAGGTGAACGTGTGTCTAAGCCTATTAGCAAAACGTCTACTATATCCGAAGGGTCTTATAGAGAATTACCTAAAAGTACTTCAAGTGTAGCTTCAGCTAAAGACAAAATTGTATCCGGCTTAGAAAAGTCTGCTAAAAAAGTCCCTGCTTATGAAGCTATCAAAGGTGCGGCTGCGTCTAAAGTAGATTCAAGTTTAGGTGGTATGGCAGCAAGAGGGTTAGGAAGAGTTGCGGGTCCAGCAGCTATGGCTATGGGCGCTAAAGAATTATACGATAGCTATAAAAAATATGATGAGCTTATGCCAGGTACTAAACCTAATATGAGTAAAAAGTCAGATTCTATTGTAGATGCTATTAATTCAGATTCTGATGCTTCTACGCGAGCTAACTCTCGTGCAGCAAATAGAGAAGCTATATACGGTACACAAAAATCAGAACCGTCTACGCCAGCTAAAAAAGATGAGCCTGTTGCAGTAGTTAAAAAACAAACTACAGTGGTTTCAAAACCTAAAGGTCCTACTGAAGGTGACCGCGCTCGTAATAGTATGGCTGATGAGTGGGCGGCTTTTTCTAAAGGAAGAGAAGCTGATACGGCTGCGTTAAAAGACATTACTGACCGCTATTCAAAAACCGGTACATTAGTTAATCCTGAAGACGAAAACGCTTATACAAAATCAGTAGCTGGTGAAGAGTCTGAGTATAAAAAAGGCGGCATGACTAAACGTCCACCTAAACCTGCTAAGAAAGTACCAGCTAGAAAGTTTGCATCGGGCGGTAGTACATCACGGTCATCGGCTTCTAAACGTGGTGATGGTTGTGCAACTAAAGGTCATACAAAGGGTAAATACCTATGAGATTCTCTCGCGGAATGGGGTGCATTAACCCTAAAAAAGTACCTGGACGAAAAGGTAAAAAATAATGACGACATCGGGTACAGCAAACTTTAACCTTGATTTAGGTGACCTCGTAGAAGAGGCGTTTGAGCGCTGCGGACAAGAGCTTCGCAGCGGTTACGATATGCGCACAGCTAGACGTTCTCTAAACCTTCTAACCATAGAATGGGCAAATCGTGGTATTAATTTATGGACGATTGAGGAAGGCACAATCGCACTTGTACAAGGTCAAATTGAGTATCCGTTACCCGATGACACTATTGATTTACTAGACCATGTAGTGCGTACGGGCACAGGGCAAAACCAAGTTGATATTAATATTAACCGTATATCCGGCTCAACTTACTCTACGATTCCTAATAAGAACGCGCAGGGCAGACCGATTCAAGTATGGATAAACCGTCAAACTGGTGCAACTTACCCTGACGCAGCAGTAACCACTAGCAGAAAACCTCAGATTAATGTGTGGCCAACACCAGACCAAGACTCATACTACACCCTTGTTTACTGGCGCTTACGTAGATTAGAGAATGCTGGAGATGCTGTTAATACTCAAGATATCCCGTTCCGTTTACTTAATGCGATGGTAGCAGGACTTGCTAGTTATTTAAGTATGAAGATTGCTGGCGTAGACCCTAACCGTATTCAAATGCTTAAAGCAGACTATGAACAGCAACTTGACCTAGCTATGTCAGAAGACAGAGAGAAAGCGAGTAATCGGTTTGTTCCACGGATTATGCACGTTTAGTTATGTCAGTTAAATACTCGTCAGGGAAGTGGGCACATGGGTTCTGTGATAGATGCGGACAACGCTATCAGTTAAAAGAACTTAAAAAGCTAACGATTAAAACAAAGATAACAAACATTCTATGTTGTCCGTCTTGTTGGGACCCCGATCAACCACAGTTACTTCTTGGGCTTTACCCTGTGTATGACCCACAGGCATTGCGTAACCCGCGCCCTGATACAAGTTATTATCAATCGGGCTTAAATACGTTACAATACCCAGAAGACGGAAGTCGTGTATTTCAGTGGGGCTGGGCACCAGTTGGTGGGGCTTCACAGTTTGATGCAGTACTTACACCTAATTACCTTGTTGCCAAAGCTT